TCACGTCGTTCCTTCTCAGGCAAGTATCGGGCATATTTCATATGCACCGTAATATCTGATAAAATTTCTTTTTCTAGATTGTTAGTTGTCATTTAAGTGGTTGCTCCCTTCTGTTCCTGCATCATCTTTTTAAATACTCTACGCGCCTCGTTCATATCTCTTTCGTGTCTGTTATTCGATTCCTGCTGTTTTACTTTATCCAGTTCTTCTTGTTCTAATATTTTTATAGTAACAGAACTGGGGTCCATAAATGCGGAATATATTATGCCGTCCGGACCATTCCTGTTCTTTGCTATAAAGATTCGTCCAATGTTCGCGTTTCTATCGCGAATAGTACGAGATAAACTAAAAATAAAATCTGCTACAAAACACTTGTTGAATGCCTCCGATATAGATTCCATAGTAATAACATCTTCGTTTAGTCCCTGTCGGTTCGTCTGAGAGGCAGTTACTATTGGGCATTCAAATTCTTGTGCTAAACCTCTAAGCTCTTCATAAATTGATTCTAATTCGTGTCTTTTTTCGTATTTACTGTTCAGTCCTCTTAACAAATCGCCATAATCAACGATTATCATATCTATTTCCATCTCTCGTTGACGGACTCTTTCAAGATGATTCTTTAAAGTTGTCGTTGAAGCTGATTTAGTGGGAAACTCTTTAATAATTAGCTGTCCATCCACTTCTTTGATTGTGTCCATAATCTCTTCTTTACGGTTCATTAGATCATCCAAATGATAACCCGTTAAACAAGCGTCATAACGCTGCGCAACAATAGTATCTTGTAACTCTAAAGTAAAGTGTACTACATTTCTGCCTTGTTTTAAAGCATTTGCGCCTAAATGAACCAAAACGTGTGACTTACCAGCCCCGGTTGGTGCGATAACAACCACCAACTCTCCTTTACCTAAGCCACCTTTGGTGATCTTGTCTATCTTTGGCCATCCCGTTGTAACTGGATTTCTATTCCGAGCTACAAACCGCTCTTCAAAATCTTTAATGTAGTCATAGCCAAAGTTGTTATCAGTTCCTAAATGTAGTGCATTTGTTATTAGCTTTTCAATTTCTTCAAAAGAGCATTTGTCCAACAGTGGAACAGATTTCATCATAGCGTTTTTAAGAACCTGCTTTTTACAAAAATCCAAAGCAGTTGACTTGATGTATTCCTTATCTTGCACCTCTGGTGTTGCCTGAAGTCTGACAAAAAAGTCCATAATTTGCTTTTGAAGTACTGCACTTTCTTCTTTTAACTCAGTGTTGATAATCGAGTTAATGGCATTATTGGAAGGATGCGTGCCGTACTTGTCTTTGTATTCAAACAGCTTTTTTGAAAATATTTG